GCGCTCAAGCGCCCAATCAAAGTCAGTTTGCATGGGTGCGCGTGATGATGGTGGAAAAGAGAGGCACAAAGCCCCTCAGAGAGCCCACGAATGGGCTCAGTGAGAGGATCAGGCAGCGGACGTGATATCACTCACGTGACGCTTAGCGTTACCATGGGCGCGGAAGACTACCACACATTGCCTCTCAGCTTGGGCACATAGCCCGCACTCAGAGCACGTTGTGTTTCGTACTTGAGCTGGACATTCTGTAACTGTGACTCCCTCATAAGTACGTGGGATGTCAGCATCAGAAGGAACAACGGCGACAGCAGGTAAACCGCTTCGATGAGCTTTAACCGCATCGGTGATTGATTCTTTAGAGACATTGATGGTAAACCCATTGTCGTTAGCGTAGTCGATCAACCTCAGGTTGTGAGGGTTAAGAACGTGGTGAGTATAAGTAAACCCACGCTTGCCGTAGTTAGCAGCAACGAGATCGAAGACATGTGAAACAATCAGAGAGCCTTTATGATGGGGCATGTCACCAGCCTGGTTGTGACGCCATAGCTGCTTAGCAGGGAGTGATGACACAAAGTCACACAAGCCCTGCCAATCAGTACCACGCTCGCCATCAGATACCTTGCGCCAATGTAAGGCTAGCGGCCCTGATTTGGCATAACAACCTTTGTCATAGAACGGACAGGTTGCCGGGCACGATTTGCGCTCTGTTGTTGTAACTGGAATTGGGCCAGTTTTAACGTTAGAGCTACGTGCAGTGATGTGAACTCGCATTGATTAGACATAGCAGAGTTGAAAGAACGTAGCCAGAGGGCTACAGAAAGCCCACACAATGTGAGGGCTAGGTGTAACCGTCAGTTGTAGACAGAATAGAGAGGGTTGATCTTACGCTTAGTGCCGTCAGACTTGAAAGCCTCACGGGCTACGTGGATCTTGCCCTTGTGCTCAAGTCTAACTAGCACGGACTTAGTGGCCCATGAATGGTGAGACTTGAGTGTAGCGTCGTTGATCTCATACAGTCTGCAGAATGGATGCTGCTTGATGTAAGACATTACAGCACGTTCTTGCAGCTTGTTAGCGATCTTGGAAGCCAAGCGAACAGCGATCATTGAATGATGAGCGGTTGAACAGTTGGCGCATAAAGCACCAAGGCGCTGCCCTAGGCACGAACTAGGGAGCACGGCTGGCCGTGACAGCGCTTGCCATGAACAAACTAGGCATGTGGCTCTGCACAATCTACCATCCCTCACCCCAGGAACCCACGGGGTTGGTCGCCATCACATAACGGGATGCTTCGTTCAGTTGTCTAGGTGCTGGCTCGCAGTCTTGAGAGCCTGGGTTGTGGGCAGCTGAAGGGTCACCGCTGCATGTGGATGAATCTACAGCCTGAAGGGGCACCGGCTGGGTTGTTGAAACAAAACTAAACAATTGGGTGGTGCTGGGCTCGACGTGCCCCGGTGAAACGGGTTCTACTACCAGCGATCGGGCTTGGGTTGGCCTGCCTTCTCGGCGGCTCCTCTCGTCCGATGTGACCAATGTAATCGGTCTGGTGGGATGATGGTGGCCACCCAATCCAGTAGGTGTCACACAGGTCCCCAGATCCCTTGCGGCGCAGTCGATCTCGGTTTCGATAACGTTTGCTTATGTTACACATAAGGTTAAGGGCTCGACAGATCGCGAGAGATGGGCACGAGGATCGCCCGCCAGCCCCCGCGTGAGCCCTAACGCCTGCGCGTGCGCGTTACATGTTACCCCCGGCATGGGGGGGTCGGCCCTGCGCTGGCGCTAAGAGTACGCCTTCACAAAATTCTACCAAAATTTTAGGGTAGAATTGGACACCACATGCCCAGTATCACGACACACCAGCTCATGAATCTCTCTACGATCATCAATCACCTCAACCTTATACAAAGAGGGACCGACCTGAGCCAGCCCTACAATGCACATATTCAAGAACACATTGCAAATCATGTCCACATAGCTTCATAAATTGACGGACAGTGCTGTTCAAGCAAATCCTTAACCCCTTCAGCAATCATACGATGCTCTTTCTGGGTCCCAGGATCGGCTCTAAGGTCCACGTAATGCAACCAGGACCTGATAGTACCATTCATGTACAAACGGCTTGGGATAGCCATTGGCAACACATCACGAGCACATTCTTTAGCAACACCTGCTACGATCAGTTGACGGTAAACCTCTTCTGAATGTTTGAACAGGCAGTCAATTTCCTTTTGAAGAAACAAATCTTCTTCTGCTTGTTCAATGCTGTTCTGCCTATTTTTATCATCCTGCAGCCTAAGCTGTGGTCTGATAGGTTGTCCTAGCTGTCCAACATCTGCATACCGTTGGCTAAACTCTTGAAAAGAAAAGCTACGATGCCTTAGGATCTGTGCTGCTACTGCTCTAGTGGTGTTAATTTCTACCACCATGTTAGCCATCTCAAAAGGGGACCAATGCTTATGCTTGATCAGGTATTTAAGAAGGCGGGGAGCAGTGTCGTGGTTGTTTTGATTGGTGGGGTTAGATACTCGTGCACAGTAAGCTACCAGCTCTTCTGCGTCAGGAGTAATGGAAACAAGTTTAACGGTGTGGGTCATACATGATATATATGAGTATACTAGTAGTCTTACTAGTAGTGATGGTAAGAAGAACTAATAGAGAACATGGTTCACTTCGTTCACCCCATGTTCCATTAGTAAGTGGAAGTAGGTAAAAGGGGAAGAAGAAACTTGTCTTTCTTCCCCCATTTGACCGCTGTTTCCACACACGAGGGCACCACTCCCCGTGTTCTACTGTCTGGTTAGACGGAAAACCAGGTAGGGACTGAGTTTTTGGTCTTACCTCTTGCTTGTCTTCTTTGGTCAAGATTCATGCCTAGGACAAAGTGGTTAGCAGAGGCTTGAGGGTCGTCTTTCCATTCTTCTAGCATGTCATTCCAGTCTTCCATTTTACGTTGTTTTACAACCTCCATAGCGGAGATACCCATGGCATCTGTAAAGTATTTAACGCCTTGGGCTAGACAGTCTAATCTGTCGTCGTGTTTAACTGCGCCTTTTTCACGGCACATTCTACTCATCTGATAGAAGAGCATATAGAGGAGGCGCTCTTCTGGAGCTGCGTCTTTATTTGAGTTGTAGTCCCAGTCGATGACAGAGCGATCAACAATAAGGCGATGTTGATTAAGGACAGGCTCAAGGGCATCAATAATCCGGTCTTCTTTTCTGACATTAGCACGCACCTCTTCTACGTCAATTCCTTGTTTGGTTTGTTGTAGGTGTTTTTTAAAAAGTTCAGCAACAATACCGTCACCAAAGTTTGTCTCAATAACTAGTTTAGTTACTTTAAAGCGTCGGCAGCCTCTAAGAATGTCCAAGAGCGTGTTGTCCGAGTATCCGTCCTTGTAAGCACGCATTTGGTGCAGGTACAGGAAACCGTTTCTTTGGGAGATATAAGCTGCTGCTGTCTCATCAGTACCTCGGCCCGATGGATCAACTGAGCAGATTGTTTCTGCGTAAGGACCCCATTCACCCTGTAGCTGCATTGGAGCGTAGAAATAATCCCCAGGTAGTCCAACAGTCGGGAGTTCTTTGATGACGTTTCGAGGGTCGCTGCACCAGACGACGCTATCAGGAGCGGACTCAGGATTAACGCTGGTGACGACAAGATCAGCCATTTTGAGGGGGAACTTTTCAGCATCGCTGAGAGTTGTGTCAAGCATGAACTGCAGCATGAAGTTGCTGCGTCCCATTGCTGCTTCACGTTCGATAAGATCATCATTGTTAAATCGGTCAGGGTCTGTTACTTCCCAGCTTTCTGCACCACTGTCGATGTCTTCTTGCAGTTGAGGTGCAAGGAGCCCTTCATAGTTAGACAAGGTGCGTGGGTAGCGGGCTGGCCACACGAATGGGCGGTAATTGCGCTCGGCAAGCTTCCTGTAAATGGTGAAGGTTGTCTGAGGAGTACCGAGATACATAATGCGGGAATCACGTTTCGGTGTTAGGATAGATTCGGCTTCTGTACACAGTTGCAGGAGTTTTTCTCGCATCAACTCTGTCATGGAGTTACCTGGGACCTCAACGTCGTCCAGAATCATAAGATCAGCACGACTACCAGTGAGCTGGCCAGTAATACCCACGGATTTAACAGAAGGAGCTTGGTGAGGTTTAGCAGGACCCACATCAAAACTAACACGAGACCAACGTTGGTCATCTGATTTTGGTTTAAGGTGTGAAAGCCAGTTGACTTCAAGAATAAGGCGTTGACAAAAGATTGAGAAGGAGTCTGCTCTGTCTTTAGAAGCAGAGATCACCATAATCTTTTTGTCAGGGTTATTGTATAGTGTCCAGAGAACAAAAGCTGCTGTAATCCAGCTTTTACCCACACCACGGAACGCTTGGATCTGCAAACGTTTCGGTCCGTGTTGGAGGTATTCTGCGATGCAGAGTTGTGCTCTGGTGGGGGTAGGAAGTTTAAGATGTGCCCAAACAGCTGTCAAGAAATATCTGAAGTCTGTTTTAAGCTGCTGTTCGATGTCCATATGGCTCTGTAAGGGGCCTTAAAGGTGCCTCCGGTATGGAGACACCTAAAAGGGTTTTAAGGGGCTTTATCAGCGATTGTAGCGCCGACTACGGCCTTGACCGGTGGGCTTGACAAGCGTAAAGGTTTTAGTTTTCGCATCATAGCGGAACCTGTTACCTTCTTTAACCACGATCTGACCATCACGGTAACCACCTCGTTCGCTAGCAGTTGCTGCACGATTAGCACCTTTGCCTTGGTAACCAACAGGTTTAAAGGTTTTACTAGCCGCATCATAGCGGAACCTATTGCCTTCCTTGACTACAATTTGACCATCTTTGTAGCCGGAAGCTGCGGGCTTGGGTTTAGCAGCAGCAGGCTTAGTAGGCTTAGGCTTGGGCTTTGCGGCGACAGGCTTAGCGGGCTTGGGCTTAGGCTTAGCCTTGGCCACAGAAGAGGCGTAGGCAGCACCACTTTTGACAGGACCAACACCTTTGGTCTCAATCTTTTTAGCGTATGCAGCACCGCTTTTAACGGGGCCAGTGCCTTTAGTTTCAATCTTTTTAGCATAAGCAGCACCATCCTTTACAGGACCGATGCCTTTAGGCTTAGACTGTGCAAATTTACGACGCTTGGCGGCTTCTTCACGCCGTTTTTTGGCTTGATATTGAGTGCGTTCACGGGCGCTCATACCGAGCATGGGGTCTCTTTTAGGCATTGTTATTTGATGTGCGAAAGAATAAGTTGTTCACGTTGGGGATGAAGACCAAAAGTTTGTCTCATCCAAGATAGCCAGTTATTTGATCCTTTGTCCTGATTACACTTGCGACAGCTGGGTACAAGGTTGCTTGTGAGGTCCTCACCGCCAAAACAGCGAGGACGAACATGGTCAAGTGTAAGTTCATGTAATTCATAAGTTTCTCCACAATAAACGCATTGACAGTTGAAGTGTTCCTTGATGGCTCTTCTCCAGAGCCTTTTCGCTTCTGGACTGGTCATGGTTATTAGGTTTTGAAGGTAGTGATCAGGACTTGGGAGCAAGGGAGTCATTTCTTAATTCTTAACTTTGCTCTGTTTCTGGCTCGGTTTTTTTGAGGGTCTTCGCGGACGAACGTACCCTTCGTGGTTTGGGAGAAGTCTTTTCCTCCTTTACCGTAGACACCTGCGTCTCTGCGGGCTTTGGTGTGCTTGACTCTGTAGTTGGTAGCAGATTCTGATTGACCATCCTTGACGGCCTTTGCGTACTTATGACGCCGAGCGGCTGCATTGTCGCGGTAATTTTTCGCACTTTTTTTAAGTTGGTTGTAGGGGAGTTTTTTAGGAGCCATTAACGATTCACCGCTTTTTGAACTGCATCAAAATCAATGGTCGGCATAATATCAGCCAGACCGCTGAGAGCAGAACCCTCAACGGCAACTCCGGTGATATCGTTTTTAGTCAGCCAATCAGTTGCTGCTTTAAGATCAGCAGTAGTCGCCTCACCAGACTTAATACGTGCCAAAAACTCCCTTGTTACAAGGTTGTGAAGTTCATTAAATTCATCTTCAGTTGCACGTTTTTTAGCCATTTCTCATCACGATTTGGTCTAATTTGTTCTCAATTCGGACCATGTGGTCCTCCATACGCTTCAAACCTACTTTAAACTCGTCTTTATCAACGTAGTTTGTAGCAATACGAAGCTCAACACCGTCTACACGGCGATCCATGTCACTAATACGTCCATGGACTTGGTTTATTCTGTTGTGTAAGCGGTTAGTGACTGCTGCAAGACCGGCAATAACGGCTACAACAGCTGATACGGCTGCTTCCATTTATTCTTTTTGGAGAGAAACAATGGGTACGATGTCGTGGCAAAGGACTTCAACCCTTGAACCAGGACGAAAAGTAAAACCAGCTTTCATAATTTCAGTGCACTTCAAGGCTCTAACAAGCTCATAGTCAAGACGTAGCTTTTGTTCATGCCGTCTTGCTATTTGTTTGCACGTTTCAATCATGCCTCCATCAAGAGGAACACTAAAATTGAGTTGTGCGCCAAAGTTGTTACCTCTAACGTATCCTGTTCCGTCATATGGCAGCGTGTCATTGCCCATATAAAACGGAGAGAATGTCATTGTAGTCCCATTACAAGAATTGCCCCCAGTAAACTGTTGTCTACTAGGGGCTCCGTTGTTCTGAAACTGGACTGCTTGATTAGTCACGTTACCCGTAGCAGCAGCTACAGGCGATGACGTGTTTTGTACTTGTGGTTCTTCCGCTTTGACAGGCGTTATTGCGAGAACACAGAAAGCGAGGTAGTAGTAGAGGTGGTGTCGATGTCGCGGGTGACGTCGATTGTCTCGACAATCCCTGCTGCTCGTTCCACAATCTCTAGTTGAAACTGTTCGCCTGCTGTAGTTACCGAATAAGTAGTTGCGGAGTCGTTGATATCCCCACTTGGGGTTACATTGGTTCCAGACCATGACTTATAGGCACCCCCATACACCTCAGTAGAAATCGTCTCTGTGATGCTTTGGGTGGTGGTAGTTGTGGATTGCATGGACCCCTGCGTAAATTGAGGGGTAATAGTTTGTGCTGAAACGGGTGCAGCTAACATCAGCAAAAGGATTAGCTTTTTCATTCTTTTTTCTCTCTAGTGATAGAAAATGTAGCTAAAGTACCGCTAAGAATTGAAGCCACATACGTTGGATCCATCTTCTCCATCCATCCAGCATAGGATGCTGTCAAGAGTCCGGCGGACCAGACGAGGACAAGGAATTTGATAAACCCTTCTTTTTTGTTATCTTTGTCCATGCTGCTTTAATTACAGGTTTCATCAGAGAAACAGTGCGTTTAAAGATGGAGGTAGCGGTTAGGGTAGCTGCAACCGACACCATAGCTGTAGTCCCAGCCGTAGCCAGGATTTCATTGCTAGGTAGAGGAATAGTTATGTCGGTATTAGGAATATCTACATACCTAATCTCAGAAGGTTTAGGTATTGGAGGTATTTTAGGTTGTGGTTTAGCCTGTTCTTTGTCCTTATTCTCTTCCGAGTTTATACCCTTTACACCCGGAGGTGGTTTAAGGTCACTAGGAGGCACCACAAGCGGCTTGTACGAGGGTAAAACTGCTCGTGGGACCTCCAGTACCGGACGGGGTAAAACAGGCGGCTCAGGGAGCCTTACATAGGGCAGAACAGGAGGTTCTCCCAAGTTAGGCATTACCAGTTAAGTTCGCTAATGTAAACTTTACCACTACCGCTGAGGGTTTTAACTGCCACACTGCTGCCAGCAGGCACGTCAATAACAAGACCATCAGAAGACAGTTTATCAAGAAAATGATTGTCGTCATCTGCTTCAGTCACAGCCACAGAAGTGGTAAATGCAACGTTAACAGTTCCGTGAGTCAAGGTGACAACAGCACCACTCTTGGTTGCAGTAATGTTTTCACTAATAGTTGCGTCAGCATTGATTGCATCACGCACTTTAGTAGCCAGATTGCTAAGGCTAGTGGCAGGCGTATCGCTGATGTCAGCCTCAACGGCTTCATAAGAAACCGTAGTACCGTCCACAGTTACTGCGATAGTGTCACCGACTTCATAAAAACCGGACAACGTAACGGTATCAATCTCAGCCACGCTTGCAGAAGCAGCAGTGCTGGTTGCTGCCGTAGCAGCAGGCTGACCTTCAGCTACTTGAGCAGAAGTACCCAGAGCATAAAAAGCATCTTGAGTGTGAGCTTTGATGCGGATGCGGCGGCAAGTTGCGCTAAGAGTCTGGTTAACAGACGTCGTAGACGTGTTAATTACATACGCCTTGCCAGGCGTGTTCCAGTTACCAGGATTTCTGTCAGTCATTTAGTTAGTTCCGAAAAGACCACGCTCGATGAAATCAACGGCTTGGTCGTCAACAGTGTTATCAGATTGCTCAGCCAGTTTGCGGAGCATGTCAACAATCAATCGCTTCACTTTGTCGCTGTTAAGGAACGACATAAGAACGGGACGGATAAGTGCAATCATTGTTCTAAAAAGTTAGGGTTTAGTTGGCCAAACTGGGTTAGCCGGGTCAGCCGTGTTAGCGGGTAGATCGCGGAGGGCTTGGCGGTAAGCAAGCTGCTCAGTGCTGGCAGTACGGTCTGAAGAAACCATCCAATCGCTTTCAGTCAGCAACCGATCGCGCTCACGGCGCAATTTACGCCAAGGAATCTGGGGTTCTTCGATTGCTGCTTGCGCAAGGATCTGCTCAAGGGTTGGTGGAGTTTGAACGTGATCATCAAACTCAAGGTTGTGAACCTCAAATTCTTCAGTCCAAGCAACACCCCACCCACCTTCAGGAAGAAGAACCTCAAGAGCGGCAGAAAAAGCTTCGGGGTTGATAGTCATTTTTTAAAGGTCCTCCAGCTCGTAGACTGTAAAAATGGAAGAATGACGCCATTGGACAGAACCGGTACCATCAGCATTTGAGTAACCTAAATAAGTGGTGCCACCATCGTTTCTGTAGTACAACGTATAAGTTTTTGCACTTGTGCTTCCCGGCGAGTATCTAGCAGTTAGGTTCACTCCAACAGCGTTGTCACCATTGTATTGACCTCTAGTTTGTGCGTGAACCCAGTTTCGGTTGCTGAGATTACCGTTATTGTCTAAGTATGCACTGTCGGTGATATTGTAAAGCCTCCAACTGTGCAACGAGTGGTGCGTTGCCGTTTGGACAGTAAAATTCCAGTTAAACAGCAACACACTGTCAGACCGTACTGGTGTCACAACCATTCTGAAACCAGAGTTAAACTCAGCCCAGCTAGATGACGCGCCTCGAGCGTAATAACTGGGATCCAATTGGTAATGCACTTTGATAATATTTTGATTACCTATGAGTGCCATAATCAGTTCACCTCCGACAGGTTGAATTTGTACTTTTTGCCGTTACGGCGGTTGAGCAAGAACAAGTCGTCCTCACCCTCCTGAATGGTCCAGTTACCCCAGGTGCCGTCAACGTCGTTAGCGCCACCTTCGTTGCTCAGGTTGAGGTCGTTGGTGTAGACGTTGCGCCAGCGGTTAGAGGAGTTGCCTAAGTCGTAGGTGTCGTTTGACCACGGAATAAAATGACCAGTGCTATCTATGTAACACCTGCCAGCGGCGTTTGTTTCAAAAATAATACTGGCGTTAGCTGAGTTAGCAATATATACAGACTCGTTGGCATTAGATGCATGACCGACGTACCAGCGCGTTAGGTTGTTTGTATCACGACCACGAATATAGTTGACGTTACTAGCGCCGCTGTTGTTGTTATCTTTAAGAGTGAGGATCCCTTCGGAGCTTTCGATAAATGCATCGCCAACACAGTTCAACCCATCACAATTAACCGTGCCATCGAAGTAGCCGTTGCGCCACTGAGCAGAGGAGGTGCCTAGATCGTAGGTGTTGTTTGCGCCCGGATTAAAGCCACTATTATCTATATACGCACGAAGAGTGGCGTCTGTATTAAACCGGATGTTTGAATCAGTTTTGGCTTCAATATAAAGATCTTGATTGCCTGTGCTGGTTGCACCAATTTGCCAAACATCAGCATCATTTTGATCCTTGCCGATGATATACCCGGTAGAACCTGTACCGGCTCCATTAGTATCCTTAAGGGTTAAAATAGGCGTGTTTGTGCTTTCAATACTAACTGCTCCAACACTCGTCATCCCATCGCACGTTACTTGGCCGGTTACGTCGATGCCGGTGGAGGTGGTTTCAAATTTAGTGTTGTTATCAAATCTAAGTGATACTCCACCATTCTGTGATGCTTGAATTATGAACTCATCATCAGCAGCATTTTTAACTTGGAAATAATTTGTATTTAATTGAAGGATGCCAGTACCAACATCCTTAATATAACTATTACTGCCGTCGTGATAAATTTCAAGGTCGTTACCAGTACCAAACCGTGCCTTAACGTTGTCGTTAAAGTCAACGCCATTAGCGCCACCAACTTGGGTGACGCTGTTGGTAGAGGCAGAAGTAATCCTGCCTTTTGCATCCACGGTGATCGCCGGAATAGCAGACGAGCTGCCATAGGTTCCGGCGGTTACACCTGAATCAGATAGATCATTTGTGGAGACGGCACCATCAGCGATGCCGTCAGATTTTACTTGTGTTAGTGCCATAGTCAGACCACCTCGCTAGGAGCAATGCTGGCTTGATATGCGTCAATAACTTCTTGGGTCCAAAGTGCCGTAGCAACTGCTTGCATCTCGGCGCACTCGCCGGTCATGTCATCACCAGGATGTTTGACGTGGCGGTGATAAGTGCGTCCCACTTCGACACCATCCTTTTCAACAATGTCCGCACGTCGGCATTGTAAATGAAAGTACGGGGGAATAATTTCAATTTTGTGTTCGTGGCGTTCAGTAAAAGCCATTAGGGTCATCCTCCAGATGAAACAGGTTTAAGGCTTAGTTTTGAGACGGTTGCGGTCTTTTAATTAAGCGGCTTGGTAAGTAATGCTAAACAAAAGATTACCTGTATCTAGGCGGCTATGTTGCACAAGACCCCAATCTTGTCCTGTAACTGAAGGGCTACTTGACTGATTAGTGCCGGACATATTGTGATAAACAGCATCGGTGCTTGTTGTGTTTGGACCCAATAAGATATTCATACTTCTAGCAGCTACATTCCAGCCAGTGCCGTGAATAGTAGTGCTCATTGCATATTGGCCGCTGTTATTAGCGGATGTAAATGGTAGTCCACTAATTATTACATTTCCTGAAGCAGTACCTGCATTGTTAATGTCCAAATGAACTGTTGCGTATACTAGGTTGCCTATTTTCACATAACGACCTATTTGTTTTGTGTAAGTACAGGTCCCACCATTAGCAAAAGATGGGGTAAAAGTTCCCTCCTCATAATCATCCAGCGCGTTAGCAGCAGACGTGTCGCCGTTGAAGGTTAGACCGCCACCAGAGAGGATGCGGAGTCGTTCGGCATTTTGACCGTTAGTGTGGAATGCAAGTGAATGGTTGTTATTCGTTCCAATAGCCATCGTGCTTTGACTATCGTCCCATCCGATATATAACTTACGAGAAGATTCTGACTGGAACTGAGCAATAATCTTATCTGCACTATTTGGAGCGCCAACGTCAACGTGTAGTTTTTCCGATGGGTTGACACCAATCCCCACGTTGCCGGAGGAGCTAATCCTCATGCGTTCGATTGGCGCTGTATCAGTAGTGACGGAACGTGTACCAAAAATTAGATTTCCATTTCCAAATCCACTCTGTGATCCATACGCCATTCCGATGGCTGCAACTGCGTTCGTGGCACTCGGAACAACTGCAAAGTTAAGGTTGACGATGCGGTTGGCTAACGCGCCACTTGCAGCAGCAATATTTAGTGCGGCATCTGCAGCAACACCAAAATTACTTGTATTTGGTCCTGCGATATAAGTTTGACCGACTGGCTGAGCAGTCCCCACACCCACGCGCTGAGACGAATCAATCGTCATCGCACGGGTGCCTTCAGTCGTTAACCGAACCTCACCGTCAGAACCAGTGTCAACAACTTCAACGCTGGTGTTACCTTCGGTGATGATGTCAGGGTCAGCAGCAGTGCCGCTAGAAGCAGCAGTAATACGTCCCTGAGCGTCAACCGTGATATTGGACAGCGTGTAGCTACCAGCGGTTACGGCGGTGTTAGCGAGTTGATCTGGACCAACAGCATCGTTAGCGATCTTCCCACTCGTCACAGAACCTGTACCAAGCTTTGCTTCGATCACGGCTCCGTCAACGATCTTTGCGCTGCTCACCGTGTTTGCACTGGGTTCACCAATGTTGACGGTAGAACCAATGATTACACCCCAAGCTTCTGAACCAGTAGCAGGTGCATCAGACAGTCGAATGACAGAACCATCAAGAGCAAAACCGTCAGTAGGACGTGCAGTACCCGTGTTAGGTTCCTGGACTACACCGTTAATGGACAGAATAATCTGGGAAGCGTTAGCAGGTGCATTGGTAATAGTGATGTCATTGATCGTACCGTTCCACGTCGGGAACTCGCTAGTAGGAATAACAAAAAACTCACCAATAGACTGAACTTCTTTCCACTCAGCTGTAGCACCAGAAGTGTCCCACACCAGCATCGTGCCAGAACCCGTGTTAAAGAACAGGTCACCAGCATCGTTGTCAGTAGTAGGGTTAGAGGTACCAAAACGATAGCGTTGGAAGAAGTCGTTAACGTCATCGTTCAGACGAACAATATCGTCATCACGGGCGATAACCTTGTGGTAGGTGTAGGTATTAAGAGTAGTGGTAGTCTGAACTTGCAGACCCTGTTGTGCAGGAAGCGTAGAGCTGTTGAAGCTAGCTGGGAAACCAGTAATGGTAACAGTATCACCACCAGTGGTTTGACCCGTGCCTGTACCGCTTGCATTGATGGACATGCCACCAGCATCAGCAATAGACACAACAGTACCAGCACCATCCGAAGGATCAGGGTTGGTAGTTGGGAAGCTGTTCTCGTCAGCAATAGCAACAAAACCACCAAGAGCATTTAACAACCCAAGGAAACGGGTGTTGATAGATGCAGCACTGGGGAACTGAGTAGTAGAAGTCCAAGTAGGATTATCAGTCAGTGACGCGCCATCAAGCTGGTTCAGCTCATTAGTGTCAAGAGTTGCACCGTCAAGAATGTTCAACTCACTGGTATTGAGCGTTGCACCATCAAGGATGTTCAGCTCAGCAGTGCTTGACGTGGTAAGGTTGTCAACAAAATTCTTGGTTGCTGCATCCTGAGCATCGGTAGGGTCAACAACGTTAGTAATTTTACTGGTGCTAACGTTGACTACACCAGTACCGTTCGGGTTAAGAACGATGTCTTCGTTTGTTGTATTAGTAACAATAGATTTACCGTTAACATCGAGGTCGGCAAGCAGCTTAGAAACTGACAGCGCACCTGCAGGAATGTCAACGAAACCAGTTTGCTGGTTAACGCTAAACGTATCCCCAACACGGAACTTACCGTTATGATCAGTAATAGCAGCCCAAACTTTACCGTTGTTTAGTTCTTTAACCTGATGTGCTTCAATAGGAACACCATTAGGCTGAGTACCAGAACCAACAGTATAAGTACCAGTTGCGTTGTAAGGAAGTGCACGGTAGTCAGTACCAGCACCCACATACTCCATCGTGTGACCGCTAGAAGCGATCATAGAACGAAGGTAGAACAAAGCAGTCGAACCGCTAGCAACAGTACCATTAAGACCAAGGTTTTGGGTACGGTCACCGGTATCAGGACGGCTAATCGTCACATCCCAACCACTACCGTTGGGTACAGCAGACAGAATGGGATAGAAATTATTATTGACCTGAACAAGCATGTTGTCCGCAGGTCGGGTAGCATTACCAAACCAGTCGCTACCAGCCGTAGGAGCGCCAATAGTAAACGTATCAGCACCAGAGGCAGCTTGTACGGTCGTAGTTGCACTAAAAATGGCAGAGGTCGAACGACCACTTGCAACCAACGAATAACGACCAAAGTCAGTAGTAGAAGCTGCAAGGTTTGCCTGACCACCATTCAAACAACCAATGTGGAAGTGGTTAAAGAATGCGTAGGAGCTAGTAACCTGAGCGTAACCGTTGTTGGTAACAAAAATACCAGGACCATCCAAAGCCACGTGAGTGTAGCTATCAGCCACCATCGAACGAAGCGGAGAGTCGTCATGAACGGTACTACCGTCAATCAGCAGACCACCGCCAGTAGGTGCGGAGTCAAGGTCACCTGCCTGACCTCTATCGGAATCACCCGTGTAGAAGTCCAGAGCATCGTTATCAATCTCACTATCAGAGAAGTTAGTACAATTCTGAATATAAGGAGACTTGTAGATCTTAGCATCAGGATAGAACGAAACGTTCCAACCTTGAGTAGGCGGTAGACCGTATTCAGAATCAGTCCACAGAGAACCGCTAGCACCACGGGTACCGCTAGCCTTGACGCCAGTGAACGTCATGTTAGCAAG